GAATCAAGAATCTTTAACTTAATGGCAACACCAGGTTATCCAGAACTAATTGGTGAAATGGTTAGCTTAAACTACGATAGAGGACTAAGTGCATTTATTGTTGGCGATTCACCAGCAAGACTAACTTCAGATGCTACTTCACTTAACGAGTGGGGACAAAACATTAATCTAGCAGTTGAAGATAACGACGACGGTCTAGTAAGTAGAGATGAGTACTTAGGTATATTTTACCCATGGGGCTTCACAAGTGACAATGCAGGAAACAACGTTGTTGTTCCACCAAGTCATATGATGCTACGTACTATCGCATTAAGCGATCAGGTTAGCTATCCTTGGTTTGCACCAGCAGGTACAAGAAGAGGCGGAATTACAAATGCTACAGCAACAGGTTATGTTGATGGTGAAGGCGAATTTGTAAGTATTGCACTTAACGAAGGACAGCGTGATACACTATACAGTGTTAACGTTAACCCAATTACATTTATCAATGGCGCAGGACTTGTTAACTACGGTCAAAAGACTCGTGCAAGAGGTGCAAGTTCACTAGATAGAATCAACGTAGCACGTTTGGTAATTTACATGCGTTCACAGTTGAACAAACTAGCAAAACCATATATCTTTGAACCTAATGACAAGATCACACGTGATCAGATCAAACAGGCAGCAGAGAGCTTGATGCTAGAGTTAGTAGGCTCAAGAGCACTATACGACTTCTTAGTTGTATGTGATGAGAGCAACAATACTCCGGCACGTATAGATCGTAACGAGCTATACTTAGACGTAGCTATTGAACCAGTGAAAGCAGTTGAATTTATCTATATTCCACTACGCTTGAAAAACACCGGTGAAATAGCAGGACTGTAAATTGATAAATAATATTAACATAGGAGCAAAATAAATGGCTATTTCATCATTATCAAGAATCACAGTTCCGTTAGCTTCAGACGCAAGCAACTCTACACAAGGGTTGCTTATGCCAAAACTCCAGTATCGCTTTAGAGTGAGCCTAGAAAACTTTGGTGTAAGTGCTGGTGAAGTTACAGAACTTACTAAACAGGTAGTTGATGTTACTAGACCTAACGTTAGCTTCGAGACAATGACTGTTGACGTATACAACTCAAGAGTTTATCTTGCAGGTAAACATACCTGGGAAGCTATTACACTTAACTTACGTGACGATGCAACAGGTGCAGTACAAAAACTAGTTGGTGAACAACTACAGAGACAGTTCGACTTTATGGAACAGTCAAGTGCAGCATCAGGTATCGACTATAAGTTTGTAACTAGAATTGAAATTTTAGACGGTGGTAATGGTAACTATGCACCTGAAACATTAGAAACTTTTGAGCTATATGGTTGTTACTTAGAAAGTGCAAACTACAACTCACTAGCATATTCTGCTAACGAGCCTGTAACAGTAGCACTTACAATCAAGTATGACAATGCAATCCAAACACAAGGCGCAAGCGGTGGCGGTATTGGTACTGCTATTGGCAGAGCTGTAGCAGGCGTTGCATCAACTACTGGTGTAGGTTAATAGTTTTAAACAGTTTAGTCAACAGTAAAGGGGCTTTAATGCCCCTTTATCTTTATATACGCATATAATATTAATGGATAAATATTAGTATGGCAAGTATATTCACTGGATTTTTAGACAACGTATTAAATGGAGCATTATCGCCCAAAGGCAATATGGCCGATTGGACTCATGCTGCACGACTTTATACAGATGATAATTTTCGTTTAGCTCCAAAACAAAAATTTCTTTATCATGTATCAATGAATCTTAATGAAAATGTTATTAATAAAATACTTCCTAATTGGGATAAAAAGCACGGTACTGAAGTCAACATGCTTGTTAAAGCTGTAACACTTCCAAAATTTGATATTAGTGTAGAAACTAAAAACAAATATAATCGTAAAAAGAATTTACAAACACGTATAGATTACAGTCCAGTAACAATTACATTCCATGATGATAATAATAGTTTAACTACACAATTATGGGCGGCATATTATCAGTATTATTACAGAGATGGAACTTACGGTAGCAGAGACGGTGCTGGCAAGCCCAATCAAACAGCTCGTCCATACGATAGATTTAATGCTTACAAAGGTGGCGATTCTAATGGCGATCGATTCGGCTTTGATAACGACAGCTATGAGCCGTTCTTTACTAGTATTCAACTTTCACAATTAGCTCGTCACCAATATATGACATATACACTAGTCAATCCAATTATTGAGAACTGGACACATGATTCACTAGATAATAGTGCTGGAGCAGAACCTGTACAAAATAGTATGACAGTTGCATACGAAACAGTATTCTATGCAGATGGACCTGTAGAAGATGGTAATGCTCCTAAAGGATTTGCAACTGAACATTATGATTTAACACCTAGTCCTATTGCAGCAGGTAGTGCAACGAGTTTATTTGGCAGTGCAGGTGTACTAGCCGGAGGGGCAAGCGTACTTGGTGATCTTTCAAGCGGTAAGGCAGATTTAGGTACAATTTTAACAGCAGCACGTACAGTTAAAAATGCTAAGAAACTTACAAAAGAAGGCTTACGTAACGAAGCATTCCAGGTAGCAGGTAGTTCAATTAGAACTGCTACAGGAACAAATGTAAGCGGATTAGCAAATACAAGTTTCCCCAAATCTGGAGGTAATGGAACACAAACTACAGCAGCAATACCGGTTTCTTCACAAAAACAAAATAAATTCTTCCCTCCAGTAGAACTACAAGAAACTTTAGATTCTAACATTACTATTAAAAATGCTGTTGCTAGAAAAGCATATGCTATCGGAGCAATTGGTGACAGTGTTGGTCTAAGCAACGGTTTATCTGCATTTGATAACTTAACAGCATCAGAAAAAGCACAACTTAGAGACGCAGTTGATGAAAATATTAGCAACGGCAACCAGAAAGTTATAGGAATTGCAAATCAAGTTGTAAGTAATCATGTAGAAAACGGCCAGGGAAATACATCAACTGTGTCACAACAAAAGAATCCGTTAGGAAATACATAATATGTCAAATTTACCAAAATCAAATAACAACGATAGTGCTGGAGAAGTTAAAGAATTTTTTAATCAATACCTTACAGAAAAAACTTCTTATCCTGCAAATGATGTAGATGCAGTTATAGGTTTTTTTGAAAATAGAGGTTTTGAAAAAAGCTCAGCAATATCTACTGCTACAGTATTATTACAACAAGCAAAAATTGATAATGTAAAAGTATTTGAACTTATAGATACTCTAAAAGGATTAGATTCAATTCAATTAAGTAATGTTGTAACAACAATATTAAATTACAATAGACAAAAAATTAGTACACTAGGATACAAAGTAGTATCTAAGTATGAAAAAACAGAAAAAAGAAATATAATAGTGTAATAATATGATATGGGTAGATTTGCGCAAGGAAAATTTTCTCTTAAAAATCCAGAGAAGTATGTAGGCACAAAAACACCAACTTACCGTTCAAGTTGGGAATTCACTTTTATGAAATTTTGCGACGAACATCCTAGTGTTGCAAAATGGGCAAGTGAAGCAATTAAAATTCCCTATAGAAATCCATTAACAGGTAAACATACAATATACGTACCTGACTTTTTTATTGCTTATGCAGACAAAAAAGGCAAGAGTAGAGTAGAACTTATAGAAGTTAAGCCCGAAAATCAAACACTAAAAGAAAAATTAGGACGTAGTCGTGCTAATCAAGCAGCTTGGATTGTTAATCAAGCAAAGTGGGAAGCAGCAAGAGCATATTGCAAACAAAAAGGCATATTTTTTAGAATTATAACTGAACAAGATATATTCCATAATGGTAAGCGACGATAAATAATAGTAGCATATAATGGTAAAAGGTCATGACTAAAAAATTAGAAGATTTGCTTAATATGGATGATTCGAAAGAAATTATCAAACAAGCAGAAGCACAAGAAAAAGCACAAGCCAAACACGAAATAGCTCACGAAGAAAGTTTTCGTGACATAGCAGAGTTTGATAAAATATCTAAAGCATTACCTCAAGTAAAAGGTCTTGGCGATAAGGCAGATGCAGAATTAGAAGATATTGCTCAACGTGCTCTAAGCGCATACGAAGATCTAATGGATCTAGGTATGAATGTTGAAAGCAGATATAGCGGTCGTGTTTTTGAGGTTGCCGGCGGAATGCTTAAAACATCTCTAGATGCAAAGACTGCTAAACTAGATAAAAAATTAAAAATGATTGAGCTACAACTTAAAAAAGAAAAAATGGATAAAGACGGCGGTGTAGAAGATGGTATGCTCAGTGGCGAAGGCTATGTAGTTACAGATAGAAATAGCCTTTTAGAAAAGCTAAAAGGCTTGGATAAAGATAAGTAACATATAACGGGAATATGTAAGATGGAAACAAGATTTCAAGAAATACTAAACGAATCTAAAAAAACATACGATTTCAAAGTCGGCATTGCGGGAGAGCTTCCTGAAGGCTGTGAAGATCAAATTAGAAAGTGTTTAGAAAAATATAGTGTGGTTGAGATGAAAAAAGGAAAGAGAACTCCTGTACAGGAACGTCCTTTAGATTTCCCACAATTAGAAAATACTGAAGTTACATACTTTGAAGTAACTTTAAATTATCCATCAACACCTGATGTACTTCAAGAATATATCGGTGATTGTTGTGACATTGACCAATCATATATTATTGTTAGACATCCCGGAGCAATGCAAGAAAAGTATCAAGAAATGCCAGAAGATACTACTTATGAAACAATCTTAACACAAGAAGATATGGGCGGAACTAGCGCACAAGATTCAGTTGGCGAGAATCGTGTAATGGATCTTCTTAAAGAGCTTGAAAAAGCTCGCAAAGAAACTGCGCAGGAGGCAAACTAAAATGAGTATAAGAAAACTGATCGAATCAATGGATCGCATTGAAGAGTGCGGAATGGACGAAGGCGGTATGCCACCGATGGCTCCACCGGCGCCTATGCCAAGAGACGAAGGCGATCCAGTATCAATGAATGTGTCATTAAATGCACGTGGTAAAGATCATGTAGCAGACTTAATTGACATGATGAAAAACGCAGGCTTAAAAGATGCAGAACCAGTAAGTCCTGAAATGATGCCAATGCGCAGAGATATGGAAAGACTACGTGATATTGTAGACGGACCAAAAGACATGGATGACTTAAAACCAGGTATGCAAAAAGAACCTTGTCCTAAATGTGGTAAAGTACACATTGGAATGAGTAGTTGTAATGATTCAATTGAAAATGACGATGAGGCAGTAGAAGAATACGATAACGAACCAGATGAACAGTATGGCGCAATTGATGATGTAATTCCTTCAGGCGACGACTTACACAAATCTAAAAAGGGTTATGCAGCGGCAGCAGGTGGAGATAATCCAATGGCTGTTGAAGACGAAGAAGAAACACTAGAACAACAAATTCTTAAAGCACTAAAAGACGAATACGAAAACTTTAAAGAAGGCGAACCAGACGACGAACACGATCACGAGGATGGTGCTGACATGGAGGCTTGTCCCGAATGCGGTGCTAAAAAACAAAAACTAATGGCTTGCTCATCCTGCGGTTGTAGTTAAAAAACACTAAACTCAATAGGGCCACTAGGCCCTATTTTTTTGGTTAAATACAGTATGGCGATTAAAAGTTTAGACGGTGTTTTAACCAAAAAAGCAAACACTAAAGAAACATACACTGAAACACAAATTCAGGATCTAGCACAATGTATGGATCCTGATAATGGCTATCTGCACTTTGCAAAACACTTTGCATACATACAGCATCCTGTAAAAGGCAAACTTATGTTTGATCCTTACGAGTATCAATTACGTTTGATGCACAGTTATCACAACTATCGCTTTAACATCAACATGATGCCGAGACAAACAGGCAAAACTACTTGTGCAAGTATCTATCTTGCTTGGTATGCAATGTTTAACCCAGATCAAACTATTCTTGTTGCTGCGCACAAATACACAGGCGCACAAGAAATTATGGCACGTATACGCTATGTGTATGAAACATGTCCAGACCATATTAGAGCAGGTGTTACGTCATATAACAAACAGTCAATAGAATTTGAGAATGGATCACGTATTGTAGCACAAACAACAACAGGCAACACAGGACGTGGTATGAGTATTTCGCTACTATATTGTGACGAGTTTGCGTTTGTGCAACCTAACATTGCCGAAGAGTTTTGGACTTCAATTTCTCCTACACTAGCAACAGGTGGTCGTGCTATTATTACATCAACACCTAACTCAGACGAAGATACATTTGCTACTATTTGGAAACAAGCAGAAGAAAAGTTTGATGCTCACGGTAATGAACAAGAGCTAGGAATAAACGGCTTTCATAGTTTTGTTGCAAGTTGGGACGAACATCCTGATCGCGATGAAAAATGGAAAGAAGAAGAAATAGGACGTATCGGAGAAGAAAAGTTTCGTAGAGAATATGGCTGCGAATTCTTGGTATTTGACGAAACATTAATTAATTCTATTAAACTAGCAACAATGGAGGGCAATAGTCCTATACTTAATATGGGTCAAACACGCTGGTATAAAAAACCTACAAGTCAGTATACATATGCAGTAGCACTAGATCCTAGCATGGGCACTGGAGGGGACTTTGCTGCAATACAAGTATTTGAATTACCTAGTTATGAACAAGTAGCAGAATGGCAACATAATCAAACAGGAATTCCTGGACAAGTAAGAATACTTGCAGACATTTGTAAGTATATTGCAGATACAACAGGTAACGAAAACTGTGTGTATTGGAGTGTTGAAAATAATGGTATAGGCGAAGCGGCACTAATCGTTATAAACGATTTTGGGGAAGAGAACATTCCGGGTTTGTTCGTAAGTGAACCTATAAGAAAAGGTCACGTTAGGAAGTTCCGCAAAGGATTTAATACTACACATTCAACAAAAATTACTGCTTGTAGTAGACTTAAAACAATGATAGAGAATGATAAAATGGTTGTACATTCTAAACCATTTATATCAGAATTAAAAGGGTTTGTTGCTACAGGATCAAGTTATCAAGCAAAGTCGGGAATGACAGATGATTTAATAAGTGCAGCATTATTAGCAATAAGAATGATGAGTGTACTTAAAGATTGGGATCCAAGAGTGTACAATACATTCAATCAAGCAGATCATGACGAAGACTACGAGCCACCGATGCCAATCTTCATTAGTAGTAACATATGATAAATACATTATGCAGAACTTAGACTTAATAGCAGAAGAACTATTCAATAAAATAAGAGGACGCTTTCCGAGTGTCACTATAGGCGATGCTGACGGCAACGTCACAAACGAACCTACACAGGCTCGTTATTTTGATTTTAACTTTATGAATGAAGGTCGTCCTGTTGGAAAGGTAAGTGTAAGTTTAGATGAAAAAAATCTAGCAGTTGTATATGGTGAAGACTTAATTGCTAACGAAAGTGATTTGATAAAAAATAATTGGTATGATTTTTTGAAAGAAATACGTATGTTTGCTAAGAAGCGAGCATTAGTTTTTGATACTAGAGATATTACTAAATCAAACTTAAATAGTAGAGACTATAAATTTTTAGCAACAAACCGTGGCAGGGAAAAAGAAATGAACGAATCAAAAATGTATGGAACATCAAGAGTAAGTTATCAAGACTTCGATGGCGCACGTTTAATGATCAAGCATACTGAAAGTATTGATCAAGAAGCACCAGGAGGCAGAGCAAAGAAAGTTGGCGGCCTTTATATTGAAAGTGCAGAAGGTGAAAGATTCAAATATCCCTACAAGCATCTAACAGGTGCTAGAGCTATGGCACGTCATGTTGCAGAAGGCGGTAATGCTTATGATGACTTTGGTAAGCACATTGTAAGTATGTCAGAAGAAATGAACAAACTACGCAAGTTTAAAACTTACATGGGACGTTCAGCAGTAATGGCAGAAAGCCTAAGTGAATATATGGATGTTGTTAAAGAACGTATCGCTACTGTTAAAAAGACATTAGAATCTCTACAACGTCCAGCATACTACAAAGAAGCATTTGATGGTTTTGAAACTGCTGTACTAGAAGAAGTACCTAGTGATGTTGCTGAGAACTGGATTGATCAATTAACTATCAAACAGTTTAACGAAGAATTATCAGATGTATTCCCTTACATTTACAAACTAGTAAGCGAAGCAACTAAAGCAGAAGAACTAACTGCTGAAGATTTAATGAATGAAAAAGATCCTTGCTGGAAAGGCTACAAGCAAATTGGTATGAAGAAGAAAGGCGGCAAAGAAGTGCCTAACTGTGTACCAGAAGAAATGGAATTAGAAGCAGCATTTGACGAGTCAATGGGTCAGTTTGCAGAAGGTTTTGATCCAGAAGAATTTGAAGGTGAA